CTGATCATGTCAGACAACAGATCAGGGAACAGGTAGCCACAACGGTCACAGGATTGGCTACAACAGGCTCTAACGTATTTCAGTCTAGGGTCTATCCATTGTCTGATAGCAACATGCCAGCTTTGTTAGTTTATTCGACTAGCGAAGATTCAGCGACCGACATCATGGGGCCATCTTTGGTGACTAACCGTGAACTATCGGTAGTCGTTGAAGGTTATGTGAAAGGAACAACAGATTTTGATGATGTGGTTGATGATATCTGTAAAGAAGTAGAAATAGCTTTAGGAGCTGATAGGACGTTGAACGGACTGGCGAAGTTTGCTTATCTATCAGGCACAGAAATTAGTTATAACGGTGAAGGCGAACAACCTATTGGTGTAGTATCCTTGACTTATCTAGTACAATATCGGACTGCTGTAGATAGTCCAGACGTACCTTTATAGGAGCCAGAAATGGAACTTAAAAGTCCAGATGGAAAACTGACGGTTGTTGCTCATCCGTCTAAAGTAGAATCAATGCTGGCTAAAGGTTGGAAGCCAGCGAAAGAAAAGAAAGCAGCCAAAAAGGCTGAAACTGTTCAAGATAAGGAGTCTTAAAAATGGCTACACATATAGGCAGAGATGGGGTTGTAAAAGTAGGTGCTAATTCAGTCGCTGAACTTCGATCTTTTTCTATCGATGAGACAGGTGACACTGTTGAAGATACAGTGATGACTGATGCGGCGCGAAGCTACATTTCAACGCTAACATCTTTCACTGGTTCGGCTGATGTTTACTGGGATGAGACTGATACTTCAGGCCAAGGCGCACTCACGGTTGGTGCTTCCGTCACTATCGGGTTCTACCCAGAAGGCGAAACTGCTGGGGACACTTATTACAGTGGAACTTGCATTGTCACGGGCGTAAGTCGTTCAGCGTCTTTTGACGGAATGGTTGAAGCGTCTATTACGTTTCAGGGATCAGGTGCCTTAACAGCGTCAACTGTTTAAATGGGCATCTTAGAAAAGGCCAAGCAGCATTATCAGACTGTCTTGGCTAGCGATCCTAACCCGATTGATATACCAGAATGGGGTGGGCGTTATTTTGTGCGGCCACAGATATCCGTCAAGAAGAAGATGGAAATCCAAAGCAAACTGACTTCCGATAAAATGGATGAAGGTCTTGCATTGACCCTGATCTATTATCTGGTAGATGACAACGGTGATCCTTGTTTCAAGAAGCTGGAACTGGTCGAGATAGTTCGATCAGTTGACCCTGACGTACTGATCAGAGTAGCTGGCGAAATTGCTGAAATGCAGCCCAAGGATGAGGATCTCGAAAAAAACTGACAGACGATCATGCCCTACTGTTTTGCTACCAACTAGCAGAACATCTTCACAAGACAGTTGAAGAAATTTTAGAGATGGGCGTGGTCGAGTTTCAGGGGTGGATCGCATACTTTGAGGTGAAAAATCGTGGCTCGGGACGTTAAACTACAGATAACAGCGCATGACAAGACTGCTGCTGCTTTCAATTCGCTTAATAAGAAGTTAGGCGGTCTCAATAAGTCAATCGGTGCATCCGTCACCAAGATCGCAAAGATCGGCGCAGCTTTTGGTGCTGCTGGTATTGCTGCTGGCGTAGCTTTAACCAAAGCATCGATGGCATCTGTTGACGCGCTTGCAAAAACTTCTGATCGTTTAGGTATAGCGACTGAGAAACTTGCTGGACTCCAACACGCTGCAAGTCTTGCTGGCGTAGAGAATAAAACCTTAGAAAAATCACTTCAGAATCTTGCTGTCGGTGTCTCTGATGCTGCTGATGGTTCAGGCGTGGCTAAGGATGCCTTGATTGAATTGGGTCTGAGTGCTGGCGTATTAGAAAAACTGCCGCTAGATCAGCAGCTAAATGTAGTTGCTGATGCGATGCAAGGGGTTACAAATCAAGCAGACAAGGTAAGAATCGCAACTGAGCTATTCGGTGCGCGTGGTGTTTCAGTATTAAATATGATCGGCGGTGGCTCTGAGAACCTGACCAAGATGGCAGAAGAAGCAGATCATCTTGGTATCGCAATTAATAGAGTTGATGCCGCAAAGATTGAGCTGGCAAACGATGCTGTTGCTCAAGCCAAAGCTGTATTCACGGGTCTAGGAAATCAATTAGCAACATCGTTCAGCCCGTTAATTATGACTGTCGCTGATAATTTTAGGCAAGCAGCTTTAGACAACGAAGACTTCGGAAGCATAGGCGAACGAGTTGTAGGTGCTTTGCTGTCAGGATATGGCAAGTTTGCAGATGCAATCTTTTTTCTGCAATTAGGTTTTGCTGGTCTTAAAGTAAAAATGCTTGAAATGGCAAAGGTTGTTGTAGATAGGATTGATCCTATTTTCACTTTTATCATGGACAAGTACAACAAAATGGCTTCGGTCTTCGGTATGGACTTGGTTGATACTGGAAAGATGTCAGCAATGTCTGATGGTCTCAAAGAATCAATTGGTTCAGCTATCGCAGACGTTAGCACGATGATGTCGCAACCATTACCATCTGAAGGAATTCAAGCAACCTTTGATGAGATCGTTGCATCAAGTAGAAGGATGGCTGAAGAAATTGCTAATAATTCACCTGCCAAAGTTATGCTTGATGATGCAAATAACAATGGCGGCGAACTGCTAGAGAAGCTGACATTCTTCCAAGAACAAGCCGCAGCAGGATCCAAGAAGCGCAAAGAATTTGAAATGCAATCTGCAACGGCTCAGACAAGCCATGTATTAGGTGAATTGAGCAATCAGTTTTCAGGAATCGCGTCTAATAACAAAAAACTTTTCCAATTAAACAAAGCCTTTCAGATAGCCCAAGCAATCATGCAGACTTATCAAGGCGCAACGCTTGCGATGTCAAGTTACCCACCACCACTATCTTTTGTGATGGCTGGCGCTCAAGTTGCTGCTGGATTAGGTCAAGTTGCACAGATTCGCGCACAGTCTTTTGAAGGCGGTGGTTTTACAGGTCGCGGAGCTAGGGCTGGCGGTCTTGACGGTAAAGGTGGTCAAATGCATATGCTCCACCCGAATGAAACTGTCATTGATCATACCAAAGGACAGGCTGGCGGTATTACTATCGTAAACAATATAGACGCAACTGGCGCTGGGGCTGATGTAGATATGAAGATCAGGGCAGCAATGCAGCAGACTTCACAACAAACGATACTTAGCATACAAGATCTGATGCGGCGTAGAAGGTTCGGTTAATGACGACTTACACATTCCCAAGCATAACCCCGTCCTCAAACACTTTTGAGCTGGTGACGAACACTAGGACGTTTCAAAGCCCGTTGACTAACTCAGTCCAGACGGTAGCTAGGAAAGGATCGTTGTGGAAAGCTACGCTTCAGTTTAACAACCTGACAGGTGATGATCGGGCAGAGATGCAAGCGTTCTTGACCAAGTTAAACGGGCAGCAGCACAGGTTCTATGTTCAAGATCACGGGTTTGTTCGGCGGGGTAATGCGCCAGCGGTTAGTGATGCTATCGTTGTCAATGGTGCTGGTCAAACTGGCTCAACGCTTAACGTCAGAGACGCAAACCTTACCGTAACGGACTATTTTAAGGCTGGTGATTACATAGCGTTCAACAATGAGCTTCACATGGTAACGGCAGCTTGCAGCTCAACGGGAACGGGTACAATTGCGGTTCCTATTGCGCCACCGATCAGAAAGCCTACCGATGACGGCGATGCCATAGATTACCTTTATCCTGTTCTTGGTGTGTTCATGCTCGCAGGATCTACGTCTTGGGATACACAAGCAGGACGAGTTTCAAACTTCACAATTGAGGCCGTAGAGGATGTTCTAGCATGAGCCGAGGATTTCCCGTAGCAGTAGCGACAGCTTTAGCACAACAGCACGTTGCGATTGTGTCTTTTGCAAAGTTGGAGTTTCCTTCTGGTACGGTTTACCTTCATAACTCATTGGGAACGTATACTTGGGGCGGTCAAGACTGGCTAGGTGTCGGAGATCTTGGATCTATCTCACAGGTAGAAGAAGGTCTTGACGTTAGTCCTTACGCTATTACGCTAACTTTAAGCGGATTAGACGCAACGATATCAGGCGTGGCTTTAACCGAAGACTATTATTTACATCCTGTTACGGTTTACCTTGGTGTCTTGGACGCTGACGATGTGTTGATTGCCGATCCTACCCAAATTTGGGCGGGGTTCATGGATCAAATGAATATGTCGGTTGGTGCCGATGGCGGTGATGCCATTCAGTTAATCGCTGAGTCCGAGCTGTCACGGTTCAACAAGTCTTTAAATCTGATGTATACCAATGTGGCGCAGCAGGAGAAGTCTTCTGGCGATCTATTCTTTAGCCACATGCACAAGATTGAAGGCGCTAAGATTGATTGGGGTGCTAGGACTACTGGCAACGGCAAGATAGATCTTGATAGCGATGGCAATCCAGTTATTCCTGTCATTCCATTCTAATGTCATTAAAAGTATTGCAGGCTTTAAATCACTGGGAAAAGAAAGACTTTGATTATGGTTCTGTAGACTGCTGTCAGTTCGCTGGTTTCATAGTAAAAGAATTAACAGGCAAAGACTATCTTGCCGATTTCCATTATAATTCTGAGGAAGACGCTGAATCTATCATTAAGGATTTTGGCGACTTGGAAGACACTGCTGCAAGCGTTTTAGGTGAGCCTACGGAAGACATTAGATCGTTGCCAGATGGTTCGCCAGTAATCGTTAAAACGCCAGACAGCCAGCTTATGGGTATCAAGCTGGGGAATACGGCAGTTTGTCTAGTTAAGAAAGGATTCGCTAGGATCCCTGAGCAGCATATTTTATCGGGTTGGGATTTATGCCACAAGTAGTCGTTGCAGCACTTACAATTTTCGGAAATGCGGTTGTAGCAGTAGGGGCTATTGGCACTGCTATGGGTTTTGGAATTGGAGTCGGCGCACTTGCGGCTGGCGCTGCTGTAGTCATTGGCGGCGTTATGGTTGCCAAAAAGGCAATGAGTCTTTTTGAAGTAGAAATGCCGACTGTTGACACTGACGCTTCCAGACAGAGAACGGTTAAATCAACTACAGAGCCCCAAAAAATAATTTACGGTGAAGCATTGGTATCTGGCCCGATTTCTTTTATCGGGTTATCGGGCACCGATAACTCTGACCTTTATCAAACCATTGTCCTAGCAGGGCATGAGGTAACAGAAATCACCGACATCCACATGGATGACGTTGTAATTTCTAACGCAGATATAAACGGCGGTGCTGCTGCTGGCGGTGCTGTTGGTTATGGCTCTGTTGAGTTTGGCCCCAAGAACGGCACAATATGCGTAATCAATAAGTATAAAGGCGAAACGTCTCAAACAGCAGATCCTTTATTTACTGCTGCTTTCAGTACAGGGCCAGCAAGCAATCGATACACATCCGCTCATCGTGGTGATGGTATTGCTTATCTAGCGATGAAGTGGGTCTTGAACAAAGATTCAGCGGAAACTTGGGAAAAATTCTCGCCGTCAAATGTAAAAGCATTGGTTCAAGGCAAGTCTATCTATGACCCACGGTTAGAGTTTGCGGCTGTTGGGACACGCGGACAAGATACGACTAATGCAAGCTATATCACTTATTCAACGAACCCAAGTTTATGCGTTGTGGACTATCTCACGGATACCTATCTTGGGATGGGCGTAG